TTGTCCTTCACAATTTGATAAAATATATGAAATAGACTACCCTGATGATGAAAAAAAAAGAATTCGAAGGAGATATATAGATAGCGAAATAAATAGTGATAGTGATGATTATTGTGATAGAAGTTCAGAGTATTTTATGATGAATAACAATAAGAATAAGAATGTGGATGATTTAGCATGGCCAACTACCTTTGAATCGGGTTATTTGGGTCGTATTAAAATACGGGGTAAGTATAGTTGGGTTGATAAAGATGTGTTTGATTATAAATATTATGATGAATATTTATATAATATGAAAATTCAAATCATTAAAATTATTGAAAAAAAATATTTATAATTTCTCATATATTTCATAGTGTAAATGTTAATACCCATTATTTTTTATATATTATTCATTTAATATTAAATCTATTCCTATAATATCTCTATATCCAATATAATTATTTATACTACTAATTGGTTCAACATAATGCCATAAAGTTTTATCTTCTTGAAATATACCTTCTCCTTCATTTAATATTTTTTCATATATTTTTTCTTTATTTTTATCATAAATTATACTTTTTCCACCTTTTATATTTATTTTATTTATAACTAAAGCAGATACGATAAAATCGACACCATCTTTATGAATTCCCTCTGGACTATTATGTGATTCAATATTTGGATAACATATTTGCCTTACTTGATGAACTGATATATCAATACTGTTTACTTTTTTTTTGCTATTAATTATTGATAATAATGATGTTTGACCAATTAAATCTGTAATTAATTCACTATTAATATATTTATATTCAATTGATTCAAAATTTCTCCAATTTTTTCTACTATCTATCACATCTTGTTTAAATTTATTACATTTATTATAGTAAATATCATATTTATAATTATCAACGACTAAATGATATTTAGCAAATCTTCTTAATCTTGTTGGATAACCATTTGTTATAATATCAATCGGTAAATTATTATATGAATGTTTAAAATTAAATATATCATTTAATTTATTTGTTGATCCCCAAGTTCTTTCATTATATAAATTATATTTAGAAAACATATTTGTATTAAAATGAATATAATCTGGATAATTTATATTATTAATATGTTTTAATACGTTAGAATTTGGATATATACTTTTAATAAACTTCATTTTAAATTTTAATTTATTTAATAATTATTAAATTAATATCAAATTTTATTTATATATTTATTATATAATGGTTAAAAAAACTATTAAGAAAGGTGGTGCTAAAATAGAAGATTGTATTAAAAAGAAAAAACTATGGAATCCAAAAACTAAAAGATGTGTTAATGATACAAAATTGAATAGAGATAAAGGTGCAATTACACCAGATAAAAAGGTAAAAAGTAAATCACCTGAATTTAATAAAAAAGGACATAATAAATCGGGTTTTGATAAAAATGGAGAATGGTGGTATGATAGTGATGGATATGATATAGATGGTTATGATGCCAATGGATATGATATAGATGGATATGATATAAAAGGTAAAAAAAAATCAGCAAGTAAAAAAACTAAAAGTAAAAGTAGAAGTAGAAGTAAGAGTAGTTCAATATCATCTCAAATTAAAAAAATAACTCCAACATCTGCAGTAATTGATAAAAATGATGGTATCAAATATCCTGAATTAAAATTTAAAACTGGAATTAAAGTTGGTGGTAGTTGGTGGAATCCATGGTCTAAAAATAGTGTATCAAATGAAGATATAAATATATCTGATGATAAAGAATCTATCCCATTAACTGTTGAACAACAGGAAGATGATATTAATAAAATGAAAGAACAATTACAAAATAATATTAAAGATGAATCAGATATTCTTGAAAAAGAAAAACAAGATGCTATTGATGCCGCTAATTTACAATATGAAAAATCATTAGAAGGAGAAGATTTAAGACAACATCATTTTAAACAAGTTGGTCTTGATGATGAAACTGTTAATAATAATTTAATAATTTTACTAGAACAACAAATAGCTACTCCAATAAACAATACAATGGTGCCAACTATTATTCGTATAATAAAAGAAAAACAAGCAGATTCAGATAATTTTAATAATGATGAAAGTTTATATAATATAATCAAAAATTATCCCGAATTAACAAAAAAAATTTGTGAATCACCAAGTAATGATGAAATTGGATTATATAGATTAAAGGGTATTGGTAGTTTAACAAATAATACGAATAATTTTTGTTTATAATTTATATATATATATTTCAGTTAAATATATTACTATTCTGACCACCAAATGGTCTATCATGACACCAATCATATCTACCTCTTTGATTACAGTCACTATATGAAAACAACCAGCCGAAAATTTAATATAATCCATACAACTCAAAACACATGGATTTTTTCTAAATTTAATTTAATTGATTTTAATTTATCTATTGATGTTTTCAATTTTTTTGATGTTTTCCAATCTCCTTCACCCATTTTTTCCCAATATAATTTTTCATAACTTACAATAATTCTATTTAAATCTGGTAAATAATAATTATATAACCAAAATTTTTGTGGAGCAGAACTAGATATGTTTGGTGAATTAAACCCTATTAAACATAGTATAAAATATCTTTTCATTTTTTCTATATCATTATCTGTCATCTTTTTTCTCCCTGGCATTTTTAATATTCTCTCTTTAACAGTTTCTTCAAATAAATTTAATGTATATTCTAATGCTTCTCTACCATTTATATCAACTCTTGTCCTTTGTTCATCTACTAATATACCTTTAATTTGAGGATATTCAGGATTTCGGCGAGCATCTCCACTTGTCCATGCCGGATTTTTTTTCATGTGTTTTAAAACAGTTGTTCTTCCACTAGAAGCAAATCTATAAAATTGAGATAATAATAACCAATTATCAAATGGTTGTCCTATATATAAATTTGTAGGATCTGAAAATAATGACCTTTGTTCATGATTTAACATTATACCCATAGTTATTAATGTATCTATCATAGCTGTTGCAGTAGCTTCTGTAAAATTACCATTTTTTGCCATATTCTGTAATGTTTCTTCAATGGATATTGGTGAAGGCATAATAACTACATATGGTATAGAATAAAATGTATCTATATATATTTTAGTTAATTCATCCCGACATGGTCTAATTTTATTTTCTAAAAAGTCTTTATCTAAATATAATCTTTCATCTGCTTGAGCCATTGCTTTTATATCTTTACATTTGAATAAATCTAAACGATCTAAATTTTCTAATTTTGATTCTTGAAACTCTTTATTATATTCAGCAAATTCTTTATTTGATATAGTCACCGATTTATTTGTCTTCATATTATTATAATACTTTTGTAAATCATCTTCCTCTTTTGCTAATTCTTCATTTTTATTTCTCATACCGTTTGCTCTTGTTAATGACATTCCTTCTGGTTTTGAACGGTGTTCCCTTAATCTTTCTTCTATTAATTCTTCATCACCATCTCCATATAATTTTTTATATATTTCAAGTAATCCACTTTCTCTATATGTTTCTGGATTTTTGTTCATTTTATCCATGAGTTCTTTAATATTTTCAACTTCATATTCAAGATATCTTTCTTTTTTTGTTTCATCTGCTCTTTTTCCTAAATTAAATCTACTACTATAATCAGCTTCTTCTTTTTCTATTTCTTTTAATTCTTTTTCAAACTGTTTCATATTTCTACTATGCAATTCAATGTCTTCTCTAATAGGTTCTAAACCTCTATTTAAACCATACATGCTTTCTTCAAATATTCTTTTTTGTAATTCTGGATCAAAATTTAAATCTCTTCTATTTTTTGGATAAGGTAAGCCCCATTGCTGACTTTTACCTGTTCTACTTCTATTCCCCCTTAAACGACTTTGTATTTTAGATGCTGCTTGTTTTTTCTGCGTTAAATTTTCTCTTTCTCTATTACCTCTAAATCTTTTTTGAAGTGTTCTTGCATATTTATTTCTATTAGATTGTGGAATAAATGATGGAGCATTTACATCCATTGAATTTGGAATAAATGATGGAGCATTTACATCCATTGCTTGTGTAGATTGTCTTAATGGTATAAATGATATTGCTCCAGGGTATTCTTTGTATGACATTTACTATATTATATGTTATATAATATATATCATTAATTAATTTGATTATTAAAAAAAAAGATAAACAAAAATATATTCTATAATGAATAATTATTGGTTTCATACTCCATGTCAGAAATGTTTTTATAGAGGAAATGATTTATTGGGGAAAAGAGCAATTGTATCATTTGATTTTGATGATACACTTGTATATAATAGTATTAATGTTTCTGATAGTTCTGGTAAGATTATGCCTAATGTTAAGGATAAGTTAAAAGAACTATCTATTAACTTTGATATTGTTATTTTTACAAATCAGAATGGTATTATGAAAGGTAAGATTACACATGAAGAATTACAATCAAAGATAGATAAATTTATTAGTGATATTGGTATTTCATTGTGTGTATTTTATAGTATTGATAAGGATAACTTTAGGAAACCATATATTGGTATGTATAATTTATGTATGTCTTTTTGTAAAGGACAATCTATTGAATATTATTGCGGAGATGCTGCTGGGCGATTAAATAAATTTGGTAAAGATTTTTCAATAACTGATTTGTATTTTGCAAATAATGCTAATATTAAATTCAAAACACCAGAAGAAGTGTTCTTAAATTCTGATCAGATGATATTAGCGAATCGTCCTCTCAAATCTTTAGAATTATATACCTCTGATATTTGGAAACATGGTAAATTAACGAATGGTAGATCATTATTTGATGTTGATCATATAGATGATATTGAGATTCCCGATTTTGATATATCTAAACGTGTATTAATTTTAATGATTGGACCACAGAGTAGTGGTAAATCTACATTATCAAAAGAAATTTCTGAATTATATGATTTTAATATTATTAATAATGATACACTTCAGAATAAGCGATTAGTTAATAAACAATTTAAAGAACTTCAAATGAATTGTAATGGTATTATTATAGATAATACAAATAATAAGAATAGTATTAGAGAACATTGGTTATCTTTATGTAAAGATTGGAATAAATATGTTATACATATTGATATTCCTAAATTACAATCAATATATTTGTGTAAATATCGTGAGTTTTGTTCAAATATTTCTATTCCATCTGTTGCTATTCATACATATTATAAACGATTTGAAGAATATGATAAAAAAGATATTGTATTATATAAATATTATAAACCAATTGTTTCTAATCAAATAAATTTTGATTTTAGATATTATTAATATCCATATATATATATATAATAATGATTGATATAAGTATTCTTGATTTCACATTAATAAATATTTTATCTTATATTGGTGGAGTTGCTAGTGGAATTATTCTTTTTTATAAATATAAAGACAAGTTGATAATTATAAAATCTAAAAGTTCAGAAAATTTAACATCTATGAATAGACCAATTATGGAACAACCAATCGATATGATTCCCGTTGTAGCAAGTGCTCCTCCACCACAAAATAATCCAATTAAAATTACCGTTGATAGATAAATTAACTATATATTATATACCAGTTATCATATTCATATATACCATGAATTAATCCACCGAAATTTAAACCTAAAAATATTAAATTATAATATTCAAAATACAAAAATATTATTATTATAATTAAATGTATTAACCAATGATGTAAATGTATTTTTTTTGATTTTTTTAATTTAAATTGATTAAATTTATAAGGACATAAGTTATTATTTTTACCATATTTACATATTTTTTTATATAATAAATAACCAATTAATACACTAATAATAAATACTAACATATATATATATATACTAATAATAAATAATTTGAAAATTAATAATATAAAAAAGATATAATAAAAAATATATAAAACTTTTAAAACTTTTTAAAACTTCTAAAAACTTCTAAAAACTTCTAAAAACTTTTAAAAATGTCAAAGTGTTTGCCATGTAAGGAATTTTCTTTGTGTGATTTGCCAATTACTAATCGCGGAAATTTGAATGTTAAGAATACTTATGATCGCAACACCCGAGCCGTCGCCGTCCCGTATTGCGTTTTACGACCCAAAGAGAAATGTAATTCTTAAGGTTGGAACTAGTCGCCCATGTGGATTTGGTTATAATAAAATATCTATTCATGCAGAAGAGAATGCTCTAAATTTTTGCAGGAATAGTAAGAAAAAGAATCTTCAAATATTTATTTGGAGATGGACATCTACAGGCGAAATAAAGTCAGCAATGTGTTGTCATAGTTGTACACAGATGTTAAATAAGTATAATTATGAAAATAATGTATATACATTTGATGGGGATAATATAATTAGTGCTATATCAAATAATCCTGAAATTTCTCTAGGTTATAAGATAAAACACAATTTGTAATTAATCTTCTCCATTTAATTCATTCATTAATAATCTACCCGATGGATTGTTATTAGTATTTATCCATTTAGGTTGCCAATAATATGGTACAATTTTTTCATGTCCAGGATAATATTCTTCAAATAGTGAACGATACCATGCTGCTTCATCACTTGGTGGTGGAAGGTAATCATAATCTATTCTTAAATCTACAATTTTATCTTTAACATATTCATCTATTATTTCGTACCACGATCTTTTTTGAGAACTAACGCCATCTGAAAAACCATCTTTTCTTCTCCAAATAATTTCATGTGGCAATTCATTCTCATATGATTTTCTTAATAAATATTTTTCATATCCATCTCTAGGTATTTTTTTATTAGGGTTAATACTCATATAAAAATTTATAAAATCTTTATCAAAAAACGGTACTCTTATTTCTAATGATGCTCCTGCTGTTGTTTTATCTCCTCTGAGAACATCAAAATGTTGCACATCTTTTATTAATCTTAAACATTCTTCTTGAAATGCTAGTGGCGATGGTGCTTTATGAAAATATAAATATGATCCAGATGCTTCATCTGCCCCTTCGCCACTTAATATTACAGTTATATCTGTATTTTTTTTAATATATTTTGATAATAAATACATAGGAGTTGATGCTCTAATAGTAGTTATATCATATGTTTCAATTTGTTTTATTGTTTCGGGTATTGCTTCTAGTAATTCTTTATCTGTTACTATAACTTCAGTATGATTTGTCCCTATATGTTCTGCAACTTTTTTTGCTGCTATTAAATCAGGCGATCCTTCTAATCCAATTGAAAAAGTCCTTAATTTATCTGCTCCTATTATTTTACTTGTTATTAAAGTAATAATACTACTATCTATTCCACCTGATAATAAACATCCAATTTCTCTATCTGATAATAGTCTTTTATTAACAGATTTAAACATTTTATCTCTAATAGTATTTATTATCATTATATCATCATCATATAATGGTTTATATGTTAAATCAAAATATTTTTTGTTAATAAAAGTATCATTATCTATATCATATATACAATAAGAACCGGGTGGAAATAATTCTATATTATCTACTATATTTGATAGATTTTTTAATTCAGAACCAACATATATACCATTACTATTAGTTGACCAATATAATTCTCTGATACCAATTGGATCATGTCCTATCATAAATAAATTTTTACTATTATCTATTATGACAAAAGCAAATACTCCATCTAATTGTTTAATACATTCATCTAAGCCTAATTTATTATATAAATGAATTATAATTTCACAATCACTACCAGTTTTTAATTCAAAATTATATTTTTCTGCTAATTCTTTAAAATTGTAAATTTCACCATTTGCCATAAGTGTAATATGTGGATATCTACTTAATATCATTGGTTGATTTCCAGATGATGTTAATCCATTTATTGATAATCTATGAAACATTAAAAAAAAATTTGTATTATCAGATATATTCATGGAATGCGAAGTATCATCTGGACCTCTATGTTTAGATGCTAATCCTGCTTCTTTTAATACCGTGTAGTTAGTTGGATTTTTTTCTAATACAGCAAATATTCCGCACATTATTTATTATATAAATATTATATAATAATAATCTATAAATAACTTATAATTCTTCTCTTGGTTTAAGATTAAATTTAGGATATCTTACATTACCATTTATTCCATCTGCAAATCCCCATTTTGATTTTCTTTGCCAATCAATTAAACGATTTTTAATATCTATTTTATCTAATTTACCATTACTATAATTTTCTTGATACCATGTATCAAACGATCCATATAATTCATTAAATGTAGTCAATTCATCTCCATCTTCTAGACTATATTGAATTAGATCTTCACTTATCCATTGACCAAGAACATCATTCTGATTTTTATAATTTTCAGTTTCCATTCTAATTTTATCTGGAATTGTATCTTCATCTAATTCACCTCCCATTGATACCCACTCATTTAATAACATACTCATAAATATAATTGGCCAAGATTCTAATTTTTTAGTTAATTTTTTATCTCGTGGATAGACATGATTTTCATCATTAATTATACTTTTATCAT